AAATCCGGCAACTTGCACAGCGTGAAATGGTTGAAGCTGGCGAGGTGCTGATTCACCTTGTCAACACGCCGAACAAGACCTACCGAGGAATCAGCAGGCCGATCCCTTTGGCTATCGAGTTGATCGAAGCTGACCGGCTTGCGACGGAAAAAGACACATACAAGATTCACAGCAAGGACGGCAACAAGATCATTCGAGGCGTTGAACTTGACGACCTCGGAAAACCGCTGGCGTACTGGATTTATCCAGAGCATCCGAACGGGCCATAGGCAACGCGGGTTCTTCCTGAGCGTATTCCAGCCAAGGACATCCTGCATTTGTACCGCATGGACCGCATCGGGCAGACTCGCGGCGTGTCGTGGTTCGCTCCCGTCATGTCGTGGCTGCGGGATCTTGGCGTATACGTTGACAACGAAATTCAAGCATCTGCAGTCGCCTCGTGTTTCGGCATCGCTATCAAAACGAATGGCCGTCCCGGTGCCGGGCTGATGCCGTCGACTGATTCTGAGTCAACCGACGTGAACGGCAACCGGCTGGAGTATCTTGAGCCGGCGATGGTCACTTATCTCAATGAGGGTGAATCCATCGAGTCAATCAATCCTGGTCGACCAAACTCAGCATCCGAGCCGTGGATTAACCTCATGCTGCGAGGAATCAGCGTGGGCACCGGGCTGAGCTACGAGGTCGTTTCCCGCAACTACAGCGGCACCAGTTACAGCAGCAGCAGAACAAGCATGCTTGAAGACCGTCGACGTTTTCGCCGATGGCAAAAATACATAGTGCAACATTGCTGCCAGCCGGTTTGGGATCGGTTTAATGATCAGGCTGCAACGGCAGGCGTAGAGGGTTTTGCCTCGATGACAGACATTCTGGCTGATCGGAGAACGTCAACCGCTGTCGAATGGCAGACACCCGCATGGGAATGGGTCGACCCACAGAGCGAGCAATCAGCGTCGGATTCCGCACTGACGTCATTCCAGAGCACATACCAAGACGAACTTGGGCAGCGTGGCAAGAACTGGCGGAACGTGTTCTACCAGCGAGCCAAAGAAGAAAAGCTGAAGCGTTCTCTGGGACTGGTTACGGCAGACATGGCGAACGTGGAAGCCGCTCAGGCAGAAGCTCAGCAGTTATCCGCCACTGGTGCCGCAGCGATGGCAGATACCACAGCGAATCAACCGACCGGCGAAATGTCTGACATGTCGCGGCTGCAGTGGGGTAGAAATCGTAAAGCGATTGAAGACATCCTTGCTGAGCTAATCGCAGGCACTGCAACCGAGACCAAAGCACGAGTGTTTTTACAGACACTGGGGCTGACGGAAGCGACTGCAAGTGCCCTGATTACTGATGCACTGGACGGCACTGTTGACACGGACATGACTCAGGTTCCTGAAACGGAGATGGCAGCGGATGCCACGTAAGCCGGGAAAACTTCCAACAATACCGAAAGCGAAACGCACAAGCGTTGTTCTGCGCTCGGTCGGGTACGGAAACGGTGTATCTGATGTGGTGATCGCCACAGAGACCCCGGTACGGCGTTACGACGAAGAGCGTGGCTATGTAATCAGCGAAGTACTGCTGATGGAAGGCGTTGTTCTCCGCACCAATCAAGCACAGATCCCGATTGTTGATTCTCACGATGATTCCACGGTGCGGAACATCTTCGGCAGCGTCCGCAGTCTGCAGGTAGTCAATGGCGAGTTACACGGAACTCCCAGTTTCGCGAGTGATCCGGAAGCTCAGTTGATCTGCCAGCGAATGAATGAAGGGCACATCACTGACTTTTCAATCACCGCTCTGCCTCTTGAATCACTGTTCATTCCTCACGGCAAGTCGTTCACGACAAGTCGCGGGGCTGTCATCGATGGTCCGGCAGTTATCCACACGCGATGGCAGCCGCATAACGCTTCGATCTGTGCCACTGGTGCGGACGAACTTTCCACAGTACGCAGGTCATATACAGACCTCGAAAGAAAGGTTGAGAGAATGGACGAGGCACTGTTGAGCCAGCTTACGGCAATGGGACTTCCTGAAGGCATGGTCGACCCGAATCAAATTCTGTCCTGGGTTGTCGGCAAGATGAAGCCGGACACTGAGCCAGAAGTAGAAGATATGGTGGAAAACGCCATGACCGAAGATCCCGCAAAGAAGGTGATGGCAGCCGATTCGGCAGCAGCACCAGCGAGCGAAGCCGCTCCAGCCGCTGCAACTGAAGAGGATCCGAAGACTGTGGAAAAGTCCATCGCACGAGCCATTCAGGCTTACGCGAAAGCAGACCAGACCCGGCGCAAAGAAATTCAGGCGTTGTGTTCTCAGCACAAAATCGAACGATCGTTTGCCGACTCGCTCTGCGATGAAGGCATTGACCTCAACACAGCACGAGCAAGGATCCTACAAAAAATGGCAACAGCACCGATTGGACAGAGTTCCGACAGAGTGGCGGTAACCGAATCTGCTGATGACAAGTTGTTTGCAGCGGCCAGAGATGGCCTGATCATGCGAACGTTCCGACAGGGCGGGATTCGCAGTGCCGCAGTGGCAAAACCGGCTGAAGGGCATCAGGACTTCGTAAACATGAAACTCAGCCGCATGGCTGAAATGTACGCTGAAAAGATGGGCTGCGATGTTCGCCGGATGGCTCCGAAAGACATCGCACTCGTGGCGATGGGTCATCCCGGTTCAATGAACCGGTTCCGAATTCAGCGAGATGCGTACCACACAACTGGAAGTTTTGCAAACCTGCTGCTTGACGCAGCAAACAAGACTCTGCTGGCTGGGTACGAAGAAGCTCCTTATACCTGGTCAATGTGGGCACGTGATGCCGGAACGACCAGCGACTTTAAGACACTGAATCGTATTCGCTTCAGTGAAATGGGCACACCGGAAATGGTTCCGGAAGGCAAGGAATATCCCGACGCAGCGATGAGCGATGCAAAGGAATCCTACAAAGTCAACAAATACGGCAACATGTTCACGATCACATGGGAAACCGTTGTGAATGATGATCTGGACGCGATCAGCCGTATTCCTGCAATGCAGGGAGCAGCTTGCCGACGTCTGCAGAATCAGGCGGTATATGGTGTATTGACTGCCAATGCAGCAATGGCCGATACCGGGTTGCTGTTCAATGCGACAGCACAAACCACTGCAGGCGGTCACGCTAACTATGCGACTGGTGCCGGTGCTCCGAGTGTTTCCACTCTGAACACTGCGTACATCAGCATGATGACGAAGAAGGGTCTGCGTTCAGATGTGATTCTGAACATTCAGCCTGCATTCCTGATCGTGCCGGCAGCAATCAGTGCAACAGCACTGCAGTTGCTCGGGTCTATCGCTGATCCGTCTGTTGGTGGTTCTGCCGCTGGTAACAGCAACACGAAGAACATCTACGGACCAAACGGAGACCGACCGCTGAAGGTTATCGTTGAGCCACTGCTCGACGCCAACAGTTCAACGGCATGGTACCTGGCAGCGAACAACAGCCAGGTCGACACCGTGGAAATTACGTTCCTGGAAGGCGAACAGTCCCCAGTTCTTGAATCTGAATGGGACTTCGACAAGGACGTCTACAAGAACAAGGTCCGTCAGACGTTTGGCGTTGCCGCGATCGATTACCGTGGTCTGTACAAACACAACGGTGCATGATCGACGGGTGAATGATCTCGCCCGGCTGGCTGTGTAGTCAGCCGGGCATTGTTGAAATGCATCTCCACAACGTAGCGGAATGCGATGACCGTTGTTTAAGAAGGGATAGATCATGGCCGGGATTCAGGATTTTCAGGAATACGTGGACGACTTTTTCGGGACGTCTGCGACATTTCCAACATCAGCAGACCCTGCGACGCCGTGGTTGGTTGCTGACACGTCCGCAGCTGGTGCTCCGACCTACGTGCGGAACGCATCAAACGCAGTGCTGACACTGGCGTCTACATCGGAAGTCGAAAACGTTTGCCTGTATCACGGCGATGCACTCAGTTTCGATATTGACGAACTGCTGTCTGCAGAGTTTCGGATCAAGGTGACCGGATGCACTACGGGCACTACGATCAGCTGGGGCATGGCATCCGCAAGAAATGACACTCCGGCATCGATGACCGCTCTGGCGTTGTTCCAGATGGTCGGGGCTACCAGTACGACGGACGTCACGGTTGAGACTGACGACAATGTCACTGATACCGCTCCGGTGTCGTCTGCGACTGCACTGGCCACAACGTTCAAGCGGTTCGTGATCGACTTCAGTAACAAGTCGGACATCAAGTTTTACATCGATGGAAACCGCGTGGCCCGGTCAACCACATTCACGATGGCTGGCTACACATCAGGGCTTCAGCCGTTCATTCAAATTCAGAAAGCAGCCAACACCAACGTTGACGCCATTACTGTGGACTACGTCAAGGTTGTTGCGAAGCGAATTCGATGAGTCTTGCAGGCCGGATTGTAACTGACGCGGGCACGGTGTTTCTGAACAGCGATCATTTTGCTGAAACAGTCACATACCACCCGCATCGGTTCCACACTGCTGCGGTGCGACAGCCACGAACAATCAAGGCTGTCGTCACCCGCAATCAGGTGGCCACGTTCAATCCGGACGAGCAGATTCTGACTGAATTTGAGGTGCGAGTTGCGAACAACGTTACCACTGGGATCACGAGTGCAGAACTTGATACCGGTGGTGATCAGATCGAACTGGCACCACGTATCGGCGAAACAGCTCGGAAAGTATCGGTGCAGATGCTGACCGAGCACGACGAAGGAATGCTGGTGCTGATATGTCGGTGATCACTGAAAAGCCAATCGTTACCAAAATCTCTGATGAGATTTTCACACGGTTGGAAGCATTGATCACAGAACCAAACGACGCATTTACGTTCACCAACGTGGTGCGTCCTACGAAGATTGCCACGTACACGCCGGCACACGGCTTGATTGTGTTGACTCGTGGAGAAATCACACGAGTCAATGATTTGGACTGCCCCGGCAATCCTCCAGCAATCGCATATCAGCAAACGTTTCTGGTGCGGGTACACATCGCTCCGAGCGAAAAAGACCCGACACCAGTGGAGCTATATGAGGACGTAGCAGAGGCTGCGATTCACAAAGCAATCAGAACATCAGGCACATGGCACACGTTCGACGGCAATGCGATCAATGCGGACTTCGGGCCACAAATCACAGCGACGTCCGACGGTGGATACGATGGAATCGCAGTGCCGGTCATTGTGACGTTTCGAGTGTCCGAAGGTGATCCGTACACGGTACGCAACTGATGCTGGCAATTGAAATCGATCAGAACCAATTGCAGAAGCTCGCGACGGCATCGGCCAGCGTTGGCAAGAAAATGAAGAAGGAACTGGCTGCTGCAATCAATCAGGTAAGCAAAAAGACAAAGCTGGAAATGGGTCGCGGTATTCGGGCTACGGTCAACTTGAAGAAAGAGGAATCAGAAAGACCGTTGAGCATTCGAGCGAGTGCGACGGAGCAGAACCTGGCTGCTGTCGTATCGCTTAAGAAAACACCACGGCTGGGACTGCGGCATTTCGGAGCGAAGCAGACAAAGACTGGCGTGACATTCAAAATCAGTAAGCGAGGCGGCAGAGGAAGCGTGACTAGTGCATTTCTGGGACCGAAACCCGGAGCAGTCAAAACCAGTTGGCGAGGCAACGCATTCAAGCGGGTCGGAAAAAAACGTCTGCCCATTATTCAGATCAAAGGCGTGTCAGCCTGGGGCGCATACGTCAAAAACAGTTTAGCGGCACCACAAGCCAAAGCAGTCGAAGCGGAACTCCGCAAGCAGATCGATCGTCGAATTAACCTGAACGTACTCCGCGCGAGTGGTCTCGTCAAAACATAAGGGAAAGAACTCATGCCATTGCTACGACGTCGCGCGGTATTCGCTGCGAAAGTAGAATCCACGATCGGAACAGCCGAATCATTGACCGGTGCTGAAGGCGTTTACAACGCTCGCGACTTCATGATTCAGCCCAACGTCGCATTTACTCGGCGTGAAGGTCAGGGCGGGTTTAACTACCTGACCAGCATTGCCGAAGGCATGACAGGCACATGCACCATAATTCACGATCTTACGTACAACGGAACGGATATTCCCAATTGGGCCAGTG